CTCGCAACTTGTCCTTAGTCAACTTGGTCGCTTCATCTTTTACATGGGCCTGATACAGGACGTACATACGTTCTCCCTTCAGTGCCTTTGTAATCAGATCATCTACCTGAATTTTCACTTCAGGTGTTAATCGTAACTCAACGATAGTTCCATATTCATCGACCAATGCATGGCCTTCCGCCAATACACGTTTGGGCTTACATATAGGTAGACCTGCGCTTGTAGCAACACACAACCTGTCTGCTCCATTGACCATATCGACACCATTGACACAGCTATCAAAATCCCATGGATGCAAATAGTGTTTGCAATCAAGCTCATCAATCTTTTTAATCATTCGTTGAGCTAGCGATTCACCTGCTCGCCTGAGTATATCTGGATCCAACATATTTTTTGGCTGGGCTACATCAACCAAGTTCTGTTGCCATGGCCTCCATGTGGAGATATGCTTTGGCTTTCCATGTATACGAGGTAACCCCATTATATCCTCAACTGACTGACTAATAGGTGTGACTTTAACATTCGAACGAAGAGAACGTCTTCCTCGATTATGAGGTCCATATATTTCCAATACACATGGTTCATTAGCATCTAGGAATTTTAGAGGGTGATCTGGTGGAATATCATCCTCCTTCTCTCCCTCATGCATCAAAGCCGGCTGATCGAAGTCATATTCATATTGCGGACTTGTTAAGTTGCCTTCAAAGGTTACACGAGGCTCCACTGTCAGAGCTTCAATGCCTTCCAAGAGCTGTTTCCTTTCCACTGCATGACAAAAGCCCCATTCTCCACATCCACCTGAATGTATCCCGAGTATAACAGTACCTTTGGTATTAACTACATAAGGAGAACCACACATACCGTAAAATGTTGCAACTGAGTGCTTATACATATATCCTTGGAATGTGGATCCTTCTATTTTCACGCTTTTCAATTCACTCATTCGAGCATGTTCAGTAAGTATACCAGCCGAATCGATTCTATCTGACATCGAATCAAGTATAGTATCTCTCTCGAAATTATCTGCCATCCAATCTCTGCGTAACCGAGTCACACATGTTGTATATAAATCCTTGTTTGGGATTGATGCCGTGGGGAAGTAATCAAGATATCCTCTCTTCACTGGTACGGCAAGTACACGAACTACAGCCATATCAGTATTGGGGATCCTGTATATATCCTCCTCTGAGATCATCTGCACGGCTCCGTTGATGCCTGTTTGCTCTTTTGCAACATTGGCAATTATGAGCTTACCCGGCTTCAAAGAATGTGATGTCGTAAGCCAATACACATCCTTAAGTGGAACCATATTGGCGATCTGTTGTTTTTCTTTCCCTTCGGAGTTCTTATATATACAAACCACCGTCATCAGTGACTTCTTCAAGCACTGGATCAAATCATGAGAATCTGTCGATGCACTTTTCATAGTCCGTGCGAGAGGCATAGGCATACGAACGATCTTTTTCTTTGCCCAAGCATTACCTTCTTCATTTAGTTCCGGCACTGGTGGGCTAGGAGTAGATTCCATTGTCATTTCTTTGCCCTGCATCATACGGCGCATGAGCAAGATCAGACCTATACCCATACCTATTTGTGCAGGTACATAATTCACAACTTTATGTGCCGCTTGTCCGAGTGATAGAGTACATCTCTTAAACCATGGCATACTCTTCCATATTTCTGAAAAGGGTCTCTGATCCTCATCTTCGAGAAACTTATAGACTTCAGGGGCCGTCTCATGCTCCAATCTGCATAAGGAATGCTCTTCCTGACATTTAGTGCAGTACTGGCTTATCCTGAAATGTTTACACATGATATCCTTCTCGACCGTTTCGGCTTTGATATATGCCTGTTCCTGTTCCACATCATGAGCACGCGCAGCATTGCCCATAAATTCAGTGAATTCCCATATATTATCAGATTCCAACACTTTTACAAATGAGAACATGTCTTCACCTTCGTTCGTACATGATCTGTTCACTTTGACTCTTTCTACCTTGAAATACCATGCATTAGGGTACACCTCATCCGTAGGGTTATAAAAAGTCCCTTCGGAATTAGTATATTCAGGTTTGAGCCGAACAGTAGTCACATAGTCAAAGCGTCTCATTATGGAAGCAGCATTATTGGAAAAAATTGCTGAACCAACATCTTTGACATTAGTGGTAGCGTATAGTGCTCTCAAATTGTATTGATACAATCCTTTTTCGTCAGCCTCTGCCTTCAAAACAGATGACGGCGTGTTATTATTACATCGCAATACCCTATTTAAAGGGGATTCCGAATACCATTCATATCTCGTATTACAGAGATCATCGATCAACATAGAATGATGCTTTGATGGATTATACTCACTATCATATTTTGTCTCTGACTCATTAGGGATGCTTAGAAATTCATTGCCATCTTCAATCCCCAATCCGGCACACACAGCTTTATATTGAAGGATACGAACGAATGTTTTGGCAACGCCGCTTCCTCCAAATATCAAATTTGTAAAAGCCCGCTTGATAAACGTTCTTTTCCTCTGTAGTAGCATAACAGCTGAAATCATTGAATCCAATTTAAAGATTCTTTGTGCTAACGTAGCTTTCATGATATTTTCTGAAGCATTTTTCTTCATCGTTATGAACTCTTTTTTCATATCATCTAATGCTTTTGTGAATCCTTCCCTCGACTTGAATTCTCCGTTGGTATGGATCTCTATTGCATCCAGTTCATTTCTATCAATCAATTTTTGCCATGATATAATCCGCGAATATCGTTTATCAAGTTCTTCAAATTTGTCGTCATCGTACATCAATATCGATACATCGGCACCATTCATGATAGCCACTCCTTTCTGAAGAAAGAAATGAGCACTAGCTAGGATCAAATCGACTAGACCTGTGCATCCACGAGAAAAATCCCACATCTTGACGTTGAATAGCCCACCTGTTTTCTGATTAAGACTATCAACTGCGTCCTTGGAACCTCCATAACAAATTGCCATAATTGCTGTTAGAGATCCTCCAATGTTCTTAAGAATATTGGAATTTCGTAGATCTTTCCAATTATCTTTCAACATACCGAGGAAATCCACCACATGTTCTCCTGATTCATGTTTCATCCTTTTTGTACATCCATTATATAATGACATCACTATCTTGGTCACGTGTTCTCCTATCAGTCTTGTTAATGACCCTCTGACAAAAGTCTTCAAGTAAGCCATTACAGCGCATATAACGCTATTAACTGAATGAGCACATGATATCCCAGATACACAAATGATAAAGTCTTCAGCACGCGATAACAACCCTTCCCAAATGTCAACCTGACCTTCGGGTGGATGTGAGAAATTACGCAGCGCGTCTAATTGTGTCTGAACATCATCGATGACCTTGTCTGCCTTTTTGGCGACATTTTGGACATCTGTGGTAGTCGTCATTAATTGATCGTGCGATTCCTGCACGCAGTTTACCATATCACTGATAGGCTTCGTTATTATTTCTTCTATTCCTTGATGGCGTATAGGACCATATGGTACGTGGCCATTCAATAGCAAGAGATAATAAGCCTCACATCTGACTGAGAGCTCAAATTGGAAATATATAAAGCGATCTACGGCTTGATACGTTTTTCGCACTAATACAAAAATATCTCTCAAATTGTCTTCCAATCCTACAAAATCCACCATCCATAATCCTTCACCTGCTATCTCATAACTGTCTCCTACTTTCCAGCCGGCATACTCTTCTATGGAGTAGCGACTGTAGTCATATCGAACTGTCGTTGTGAGATCCATCGATATTGCAATAGCTATGTGCTGTGCAATCTCGGAAGTTACACTACCGCTGGAAACGTTAGTGCGGTCGCCTTCTGTGACGTGATCAGTAGTACTTTCCTCTAATGCGAATTGCATTGCCCATACGGGCCGTTAAGTTCTAAGGCGAATTTGTACATTGGTATTATGTGTTCCATGTTTGAAACAAATAGTTAATTACTCTACATCAAGTCGAATATCCATTAGCGGACGGTACCCGGCAAACCCTTTCCAGGGGGGCCACCTTCGTTTCCGCCTTCTTGCCCGCATCTACCCCGAGACGTCACTCTCGACATATGCCGATACATATGGAGCGGGAGCCGAAGCCACTAAAGATCCCTATCTTTTATCGGATAGGTTAGCACCTTTACTCAAGTGCTGGAGTCTCCGTGCGTAACAGTACGTCGTTCAAAAGAGACCTCGATTTACTCAAGAACTTGCTCTCTACTCAAATTTACGAAAATGGTAATTGAATCTACACTAGCTACCTTATAGGCTTTACGCATCATTATGCAAAACATCTCTCCATATAGCAAAGAATCGCGAGGCACAAGTAGAGTAATCGCAGCCCTACCACACCCTCATGATGAGGTACTCTAATAGAATTATTAACACATCTATACATACTAATATGTCTAGACAATCAAACCCGGCTATCAACCGGATCGTCATTAACAGGTTTAATGTCTTTGTAGACATGCACTTTGTGCTCAGGTTCATTTCATTGAACCGTCATTATCGCTTTTAAAGTCTGCGAAGTGACTAGAGTGTTGGTCAGACACATATAGTTATTAGACACTATAAAACTTACTAAAAAGGGAGTATTGTGTGTGGATTATCCACATATAAGAAAACTTAAAATTATACGGCTTATCCGTACATAAAGCGGTTTATCCGCTAAGCTTCTGCAACTACAAAAGTAGACCCGACCAAAGGTCTCAGCCCCCGTTAGG